AATGCACCATAACCTCCTGGAGTGGTTAATCCTGTCCAAGTGGATCCTGTGGTGGTGCCGGATATAGCATTGGTAGATATGGCCAATAAATGAGTGCTGCTGCGAGCTGTATAAAGATAATTCACTGGAGCCAATCCTGTGCAGGCTGTCCAATTGGTTCCATCAATGGTGAAATATCCACCGCTGGCACTGAGTACCACAGTGACATTGGTGCTGCCGAATCGCGCAGATCCCACCACTCCCCATGTGGCGCTGATGGGCAAAGTAATAGTGCTGACAGAATATGTGGGATCTGAAAAAGATGCCAAAGGTTCAATGCTGTATTTGGTGGATCCATCCAACACAGGTTCAATGGCCAAACCTCCCAAAAGATGTTCAAAACCAGGTAATCCATCAAACTGTCTCACCACGCTGATACTTTTGGTGGGATGGTCATAGTAGGATATCACTCCGTACTGACCTCTGCCTGTGCCTTCTATGATTTGCACTCTTTGTCCTATTATTCTAGCTGCCACAAAATATCCTACGCCAGTGGCTCCTGTGAGCACAAACACTGCACCACCAGGAGTTTCACTTATTCTTATGGTGGCAGCATTCACTAATTCTTTCACATAGTACACAGTGTCTGGCACTATGTTGCCAAAAGCCGAACTTGGAAAAATAATTGCGTCATTCACATTCATTTCTGTGATGTTTTGCACAGTGATGGTGTTGGCTGGATTTCCGCTGGTGGCAGTAAAAAGTTTTTCATATTGAGGTTCATATTGTGCAGCCAACAGTATGCTCACAGTATCACCACCTTGAGCATTGCCCAGTATGTTGGTGTAACCTAAACCTCCTGTGATTCCGCTGTCCAAAGGATCTGTCAATCTCACTTCGCTGATGGACTGATAGCGTGTGTTGTCATAACCTATGAAGGCAGCTGCTCCTGCACCTGAACCTGTGATGGTCACTGTGGCGCTGGTGTAATCCTGACCTGTGTGCGAATATCCAAAACAAAATATCTGATTTTCATCGTTGTACACACTGTTGATCAATGCTTCTCCAGATCGATTGTCTATTTCAGCAGTGATGGGGGTTTCTGCCAAAGAAAAACCTTCTGCCACAGCACCATATGCACCATATGAATTGTTGCCGTTGGTTCCACGCACTTTGCCGCCGTCTTCTGCCAAGTATCCTATGTGACAGTAGTATGTAAACACAGAAACTAATTCTGATTTTCCTTCACCTTTGACCCAAAATCCTATACCGTCTGAAATAATCTGTGTGAAGTCATTGGCCACCACTGATTTGTTGCCGCCATTGTGTAGATCTCCATCCACTTTCAATCCCACGCAGCCATCACCAAAGGTGCTGACATTTTGTATGTAGGGTGATTTAGTAGTGATCCATGCAGTGGTGTCTGATGGAGAATTTCCAGGGTTAAGAGAAACAAATGCTCCACCACTGGGTCTCTTGGTTAGATATTGATTGATTGGACCAAGTGTGCCATACAGTCCTTGTAGACTCATGTTTCTTATGCCTGATCCATTGTTCACATAGAACATGTCGGATCCTTCATAACCTTCAGCTGGTCTGATGCTGGTGCTTCTCAATTCATCTCCCACCAATGCTGTGTCATAGGGCACATTAATGGGTAATATTTCTTCATAGATTCCTGTCTTGATAAAAATTGTGGCCGGTGTTCGAGATAATTTGTCAGCATTCACAAAATCACAAGCATATTTCACAGTTCTAAATGCAGTCTGCAATGTGGTTCCTCTGTTCAGTGCATTCACACCTTCTGTGGACACATAGAAAACGTTGGTGATCACATCTTGTGGTTTCCAGTCTGGTATGCTGTTGGTGATCTGTAGTGATTCTCCTGCAGTTCCTATGTTGAGAGCAAAGGTCACACTGTCGTCACCTATGGTTTTGATATCTCCCACATGTTCCAACACATTGGCCACGCCACCTTGAGCTAATTTGACCCACAAAGGTCCTACAGCTTCACTCTCCAAATCCAGAGTGGGTTTGGCAGCTGATATGTCAGCTTCATGATATTCCACACAGGCAAAAGTGGTGCCTGCCACAGTGACCACGTCACCAGGATAATAAAATCTATTCTGTTGAGTTACGGGATCAACCTCGTACCAAGGTCCTCTCCATCTTTTACCTGTGACCAATAATTGCCAAGGGTAAGGTGAATCAGTGCCAGGATCATAAGCAGTTTCTTCCAGTGGTAGATCACCTGCATTGTCTCGCACAGCAATGTATAAATTACCTCCGCTGCGCACCACGTCACCAGTTTTGTACTGAGTGGCTGCTGTGCTGTCATCATCCTGCCAGTCACCTCTCAAGTTATAACCTGGTACCATTAATTCCCAAGCACTGCTGCTGTCAACTGCCACAGTGGGCAGTACATTTATGTTGCTCAACAAACACACATAGCTGTATCCGCCATACATCACCACATCACCCTGTTGATAATAAGTGGTTTCACTCCATAGTGCTTCAAATCCCAAACCAGGCAACCAGATATCCCATTTGCTTTCATCCAGCACTGCGCTGTCAGCAAATACACCTTCATTCTGTGCATCCATACAGATCCAAAGACTGGATCCACCATATTTCACAATGTCATTTTTTTTGTATCTGATGTATTGAGTGTAATCACCTTTGTATTCTATGCCGTCGATCACTGTTTCAAATTTTCCAAGGTCAGCTTCCAATCCATCTGCAGTGATTTCTGCTGTGCCTGTGACAGAATAATTTATGATGGCTCCATCTGTCTCCACTGACAATGCAGTGATTATAAGATTGTTGTCTGGTGCAAATCCACCCAACTGTGTGCCCAACACAGTGATCTGATCAGACGCACTGAAATCCATTCCAGTGTTGGTGAACTGCACGTGATACACAGCACCCACTCTAAAAACTTTGAAAGCAGCACCCATGCCAGCCACACTGTCTGTGGTGTAGTTGGGATTCACATACACATTGCTCACAGCACTTTGATGTCCTGTGAGTACTCTGTATACTATGCCACCATATTTGACCAACTCATCTGGTTTGTATCTGGTGTTGACATTCCATTCCAGTTTGTAATCTAAATTTCTTGTGTACAAGGTCCAGTTGGGTAGATCCAATTCCAATCCTTCCAACGTGTTGGCACTCACATGATACAATGCGCAGAGATACAATCTTCCACCATAACGAATCAAATCACCTTTGATGTATGCAGTGCTGGGAGTCCAATCACCGCGCCAGTTTTCACCTTCTGCAAACACAGTCCATTTGGCTTCATCACCCGATAATGCATCATTGGCATCAGCGTTGGAAGTGTGTGGTTCCAAACAGATCCACAATGTGGAACCCAGTTTGGCTATGTCATTGATCTTGTAGAAAGTGCTGGGAGTCCAATCACCAGTCCAGCTTTGCCCATCCAACATCTGACTCCATTTGGGAGAGGCATTGTCAAAATCTGTGTAAAAATTTGCATTGGCAGTGTGAGCTATCAAGCACACATACACTTTGGCTCCGAAACGCACCACATCATCTTTGATGTACACTGTGGTGGCAGACCAAGAGTCTCTCCATCTAAAACGTATGCGTTCAATTTTAAATTCTGGCATGTTATATTCCTACGGGGTAAGTGTATGGTTCATTCACTCTGAGAACCAACTGTCCTTCAGAATCAATGTAATACAAAATATTTCTGCTGTCCCAACGAAATTGTTCATAGTTTAAATTATCATAAATTTTAGTGTGCTCCACATCTCTGCCTTCAAAAAAATCTACTCCTCTGGCAAAGCTGGGTAGATTTTCAGTGGGATTGCCTGGTCGATTGATCTGCAGTGCATCTGTGCTGTTGGCACTCATGAGATCCACCTTGCCTAGATACAATTCACCTGCATCAGTTCTACGCAGGCCATAGAAATATCTGCTGGATCCCAGTGTTTCTTCTATCTGATCAATGTATTGTTCGTTGTTCATATTTTTAAGTTACAATGTTGATGGTATTGCCCATCACACTATGGTTAGTGCATTGATAGTACAGTGTGCTGGGAGCATCCATGGGCACTGTGAAAGTTACAGTGGCAGTGCCAGCACCAGATATTCCATTGGTGTATGCAGCACCTCCATTGCTCACTCTGATTTCCAAAGGATGATTGGCATGCACAGTGTTGCTGAAAATGTATGTGGTTCCTCTGTGCAGATACAGAGTGGGATCATTGGTGGCTGCATAAAAACCTGGACCAGTCAACACGTAATCTGAAGTGCCACTGTTGGCTAAACTCCATCTGATTATGGGACCATTCTGTTTGACCCAGTTGGTGCCATTGTAGTACAGCATGTCTCCCACTGTGGGTGCAGATATTACCACATCTGTGAGATCATCCAATGTGGCAGGAATACTCACGCTGGTAAATTCCAGTGCAGTGGCTCCTGCGTTCACTTTGACAAATCTGCCACCTGCTGATGTGTAGTTGGCCGGAGTGTCTGTCAACGCTACGAAAGTGGTTGGTATGGTGGGCTGGTTGGTCAAATTCTGATAATTCAAGAAATATGTGCTGTCAAAACCATCCAATGTGTCAGCATTGGTGCCACCACCACCTGATGTGGAGTCTGCTGCTGGTACCCAATTGGTTCCATTCCATTTTAAAACCTGTCCCACTGAAGGCACTGTTGTGGCTGTGTCCACATCTGACAGTGAATTGATTGATATGGCACTGACATCAGAACTTTGAATGCCTGCCACAAATTCTAATCCAGTTGCTCCACTGTTGACTTTGACAAATCTACTGCCTGCTGATGTGTAGTTGGCTGGAGTATCTGTGAGAGCTAAAAAAGTAGTGGCTGCTGTGCCTCCGCCTCCTCCGCTGACTGTGCCAGGAATCCAATTGGAAGTGGCTGCGTTCCATAATAGAGCTTGTCCATCTGTAGGCACTGCTGTGGTGTTCACATCACTCAAAGAATTGATGCTGGAAGCAGTGGTTAATAATTCTGTCCATGTGCCATCCACAGCCACATAAGCCTTGTCAGTGTCACTGGTGAAACCAAACATGCCACTGTAGGTGGTAGCATTGGGCAAACCTGCCAAATTGTTGTATTTGAAAGTGATTTTATTTTCGCCTGTGGCAGTGATTAGATTGTTGTTGATCACTGTTAGACTGATTCCGTTGCCCAAGGCTGAGTAAATTTCGTCAAAATTTGAATTGATTTTGATAGCTCCGGCTCTAAGATTATCTCCCTGACCATCATTGGGTATTACGCCATCATTGATTATCTGTTTTACCATGTGTGTCCTTGATTGTGTTTGTTAATATTTACCATAATACAAATATACCTTTTAAGTTCTGTCCCATGTGGATTCATTGTTGTCAAAAGTGATTGAATCTTGATCCCATTTGATAGAAGCTCCTGTGAACAGAGGTATTTCGCTCACATTGGGATAAGTGTAAGCGCTGGCTGCTGCTCCTGGATTTTCCATATCAATAGGATGATTGATTCGCACCACCAATTCACCTTCGGCATTGATATAGTAATACAAGTTGACATCATCCCATCTGTACTGCTCATATTTTAAATTGGTATAAATTTTATCGTGATTCACATCTCTACCATCAAAAAAATCTTGTCCTTCAGCCCATTCCTCATAGTTGGCAGATGCCAATCCTGGATTGTTGATGGTCACACTGTCACCTGGTATTGTTTGATCCACTTTGGCCAGATACAATTCACCTGCATCAGTTCTGCGCAGGCCATAGAAATATCTATCCTTGTGAGTTTTAATGGTGTTGGCAACTGTTTGACCGATGTATTGCATATTATGTTATCTCCACATAGCTCATTACCACATCCACTGCTGCTGAGGTGTTGCTCTCCACAAACAGA